GTATTCGCCCATCACCTTTTTAACTTTCTTGTCAGCCTTGGTCATCTTCATTTGAATACCATCCTATCGACGATAAATGTACCAATGCTGGTTACGGCTGATACAACAGCCATGCCAGCCCAGAGGCCACCCTTTGATTTGTTGGCCATTTCCAGCAGCCGTTTGACGTCCTCGCGCAAGGCGTGAACCTCAGACTGGAGGACTTCTACTTGCGCTTCGAGTTTTCCAAACTCTCTCAGATCAATTTCAGACATTTTCCTGTTTCCTTGGACGGCCGGGTCGCCTCATTTGAGGTATCGGGGCTGAAAATGCGGTGTCAGTGCGTACAGCGTCTTGATGCAGTGGTTCTTCGTTTCCTTCCTCATCCACTCGGACGTAACCGGCGTGTCCTTTCATGCTATCGATGTCATGCTGAAGCGTGAAGGTGACGGTTTGACCGCTGGAGAGGCAGCGAAAAGTTGCAGACATAAATACTCCAGTGAAAAATCGGGGGTCGAAACCCCCGATTATTAGGCCAACGAACGAGCGACGACCAGACGCAAAGTGCTGGATGCCAGGTTAACCGTGCCGCCAGTCTCGTTTTGGAAACGAATACTGACGACGTTAGCTGCACTGACGTAAGCCTCTACAATCAAGCCTGCCTCATCGACGCTAAGAGATGCACCCAGCACCATATCGCCCAGGGCAACGCCCGGAACAGCTACGGTGTCGGTATCGCCAGCGCCGTCTTCTAAGCTGTCGGCGTCAATCGTTGCGCGAACCAGCCAAGTATCAGAAAACAGACCGCGAAACTGGTCGTTACCAGCGCGGACTACTACGGAAGTTGCATTTGCCATGATGTTCTCCTAAAGGTTAATCCCCGGCCCGAAGGCCGGGGGCTCAATTAGGCCGGAACAGCCAGAGCAAAAGCCGACGACGAAGTAGCAGCACCGACGGTAGCAGCAGTACGCATGGCCTTCACGCCGTAGATCATGTCTGCGGTGTAGAGAGTTGCCAGGTATTCCTGCTTGTACTGGGTCTGCGAACGCACGCCCATCTGCTCAACCAGCACCATCGCGTCGCGGTGGCCCATCAGGCAGATACGGTCCGCGCCGGTGTTACCTGCGCCGTAGTCAGCGTTGGAGGTAACGAATACGGGGATGCCGTACAGATTGCCAATCTCGCCGTTGCGGATCGCATTGCCGTTGCCGACGAACGCTTGCTCGGTGTAGCGAGCCAGACCCATCAGGGTGTTACGCGACGACGGAGGAATGATGAAGAAACGACCGTCCATCGGAGTGTCGTTGTCATCCAGACGCTGGATCGTGCGGCGGATTGCAGCGTCGGTCAGTGCAGCAGCGTTCGAAGTCGAGCTGTTGTAGGCCGTGGTGCCATCCGAGCCGATGTAGGCTTTGGTCGATGCAGCCGAGGTAGCGTAGTCGTTGGTGCCAATCGTTGCGCCGTTGAATGCGCGGCCCAGCTGAATCAGGTCGGTGTCGACCTGCTTGGCCAGAGCGTAACCAGCGTCGTCAGTGTAGAACTGACGCAGCGAGGTCAGCGCTTGCGTTTCAACGATGTCTTCGATCAAACGGCTGTACTCGTAGTGCTTGTCGATCGAGATTTGCACTTCGTTCTCGGTTGCAGCGATCAGGGTAACAGCGTTGGTTGCGCCTTTTGCCGAGGCGGAGCCACGGGTCGGGGACGGAACGTGAACGGTGTCACCTTTCTTGCCACGGAAGTTCATCTTCATGACCAGATTGGCCAGAACGAGGTTCTTCTTGTACGACGCAACAATTTCATCCGACCAAATTTCCCACCAGCTAAAAAGCTGGCCCGACTATCGCATCACAGAATGGCTATAAGCCGTTCCTGTGCCTTCTCACTTAGTCTGTGCGGGTCACGCTTCATTGCTTTAAGCTCATCCCGGATAAACTCTCTTGCCTCGCTGGCGATCTGTTTACCCTTTACTGTTGTCTCCAAGGACAACAGAAATTTGGCCTGTTCTTGTTTGATATATAGGTGGTTAGCAAAATTACGCAAGAAAGGGCAGACTAAACTATATCCGCACAACTCCCATGACGTTGAACTTTGCCAGCTGCTATTTGTGCTCGGGCGGGGAATTAGAGCTCCGCCGTGATTCGCGTGCAGTATGTCTAGGATAAATTTGCAGTTATCCGCCAAGCATATTCGTAGCCTTGGCCTAACATAAATACCGCGAGTTACTTGCACATCCAGACAGCCTTCGCCGTCAACCAAACCTGCAATGTACTTCCAACTTAGCCGCTTCATACGCCTCCTTGGCGTGAACTGCGATGTTGTTCAATCGTGTTCCCTCTGGTCACAACACCCGAAGTTTGCTCCCAGTTTTTCAGAGAAGGTTTTACATCCCCAAAATTTATAGGCTAGGGATAAAGGTTGCTGCTGTAGTGGTCGTTACACTATTTGCTGGGCTAAATGCGGTTGCCATGTCTAACTCCTAAAGTCAAAAGTAATATTTACTTGACCCGACCTTCTGCATACGCCGCCATAATTTCAGGCTGTAGCGCATCGTAGCGAGCCGGATCGGTCATTTTTAGCCGAATCAGGTCTGCCCTACGGTAAACACGCTTTGAAGACTCTCCAGTTCCACCTGTGTCGACTTGTGCGGACTTCATCTGCTGCTGGCGCTTGTCTTTAGCTTCTGACTGCACCTGCTGCGTCTTGACGCCCTTAATAGCCTTGTAGGTAGAGAGCAATTCATTACCAGCATCAAAATCAAACTGAGCATCTGCCTTGGCGTATAGTTCCAGACGTATCGGAGACGACTTGACCCATGCGTGAAACTCTGGGTCAGCTGCCACCTGCATAAAGTCAGGATGCTCTTGCGCCATGCGCTGCTGCGTTTGCATTTTTTTAAACTCAAGCGACGCCTGCCTTGCGGCTACAACGTCAGGATGAGTTGCTACTGTTTGCTGAATCGCCTTCTGAGGGTCTTCATAGAAGTCCACTTCAGGCTCTTTTTGCTCAACAGGTTGCGATCGGCCGCTGAGATTCTGCTTGATGAGCTCATCTGCCAGCTTTCGCACTTCCCCGACTTCTTGCGCCTGTCGGCCGATTACTTTTTCGGCTTCTTGGTGCATTTTGATGATGTCATCGATCGACTTATTTCTGTATCGATCGGGCACTTCAGGCGCTGGGGCCTTGGTGCTATCTTCAATTTCGGGTAGTTTCGCGTCGTCTGCCTCGATTTCGCTCGGCATCTCGGGTTCTTTATCTATCAACATGTCGAAGTTCCTTTTCCTGCCATCTTTTGGTTCCCAGGATTAAACATGAACAGGGCATTTCTGCTTATCTGTTCGCCTTCTGCTCCGATTTTAGCTTGTCGCGGTGCTTTTTATCAAATTGATGAAAAGCCGTCGGGAAATGCCCCGACCACCCCTCCAACCTAAACGGTGTGGCAGATATTACGCGGCTGGCTAACTTGCCGCAATTGCAACTAACGGTCTTGTCCTCATAAGACGTAAACCGTTCGATGCGTTGTCCGCTTTCGCAGACAAATTCATACATTCTTTTCATCTTGCAAGTCCTCGTAAGCCTGTTCGCTGACCTGTTTTAGTGTGGACAGCCAGGTTAGTATCGATAACTCACCCTTCTTAAATTGTAAATCTTTTTCGTTCTCCACAACAGAAATGTTGTTGAGCGATTCTTTTATTTTTTCGATGTCGTCAATCAGGTCACGCCAGCCTGGCGTGGCCATCATGGCGAACCTGTCTTCGTAGTATTTTTGTAACTCAGGAGTCATAGGGTGCTGATCTGTTCAGACGTCAGCGCCGCAACGTCACTGCTGGCCAGCGCCGCGATCTGGTCGCTTGTGATCGCCGGTAGCGGATCGGTCGGCAGCTCTGTGATACCTGGTAGTTGATACTCAATCCACTGCATCTGGTCGTGGTTCCACTTCCAGCGGTAGCCTTCGCGGTCTATTGGCTTTGGATCACGCACTACCCATTGCCAGTTCAGCCACACCACCTCTTTGCCTTCAGGTGCTTCAGGAGGCATAGGAACCTCTAGCCAGCCTTCAGTGCCGTCTGTCTCAGGTTTAGGAATAGAGCCGTTCTTTGTGTAGAGCATGGTCAATCCTTATTGCAAAGCAAATGCAGCAGTCGGCGCTGTGAAGTTGGCGGTGTAACGGGCGTATCCTTTTGTGATGCGAAGGTCGTCAATGTAACCATTGAATCCGTTTGATCCGCTTGCGTCAGCACCAATACGAAGATTGCTAGTTTCATCAGCCATCGAACCAGAAA